GAGAACAGAAAGCAAAGTATTTATTTCAAGTTGCATAAAGCAAAGTTAGAAATATGAAAAGTAACAAAGGGAAGCAACAATCCATTCTTTAAATCTAAATATGCAGATTTGAACAGCTTAATTGAAGCAGTTGAGCCTACGTTATTGAAGTATGATTTAATTCTATTACAACCTGTTATTGATAATAAAGTAGTAACTCAAATTATCGACATAGAAACAGGAGATAAAATAGAAAGTTATTTAACGTTACCAATCATTACCGATCCACAGAAAATCATAGCAAGTATTACATATTTCAGAAGAGGTACTTTACAAAGTTTATTATCACTACAGGCAGTAGATGACGATGGTAACGAAAGTAAAAGGTCAGTAGAACAAAAACAAAAGAAAATAAGCATCGGTTTGAACAACTATGGCAAAGAAAAAAAGACTATCTCTAACGATAGATTTGAGAGGGGTGTTGAGAAAGTAGCGAATGACAAGTTAACTAAAGAAGCATTTTTAAAGATGTTAGAAGGCTTTGAGTTAAGCGAGTTACAGAAATCAGCATTAAAACTATTATAAGATGTCAGAACTAAAAATAAGAGCATCGCAGTTAGGTAAGATAATGTCAGACGATCCAAAGAATAAGATAACAGAAAAGCAATCTCTCACGTTGGAGGGGTTGCTATCTAAAATTAATAAGCTAACTGATAAACAAGCAGAGTTGCGAGATGTATTACTCCTGAAGAGAGATGCAAAGCCTGAACTATCAAAAGGAGCAAAGACTTACATTAAAGAACTTTGGCTTGAAAACAACTTTGGTATTAAACAAGAGATAAACAGCAAATACATAGACAAAGGGAATCAAGTAGAAGATTTGAGCATTGAGTTAGCAGAAACAATGTTAGAACTTGGCAGGATGTATAAGAATGATGAATACTTTGAGAATGATTATTTAAAAGGTAGTCCTGATGTAATAACAGATACTCATATTATAGACGTTAAAAGTTCGTGGTCTGCTGCTACGTTCCCATTCTTTGATGAAACACTAACTAACAAGAACTACGAATGGCAGTTAAAGGCTTATATGTGGATGAGTAACATACATAAATCATTTTTAAGCTATTGCCTTGTGCCTACTCCTGAGATATTGATCCAGGATGAGATGAGAAAGGTATCTTGGAATAGAGGGGAAGCAGGAGAAGTTAGCCAAGAGGTAGAAGATGAGGTAAGAGCGTTCCATAACTTAAAAGATATTCCAACAATAAACAGGATCAAGTCATTTGAAGTAACTCTTTCAGGAGATGACATTAAGAAGATGAAAGAGAAAATAACATTAGCGAGAGAATACTATAATACTTTAAAATAAAGCTATGACAATAACAAACGAGTGCAATATGGAATTAATGTCAAGGTATGAAGATAATCACTTTGACTTGGCTATTGTGGATCCTCCTTATAAAAAAGAGGTTACAGGATTAAAAGCAGGATTTAACAGAAGTGAATTTAATTATGAAGCACTAAGCACTCCACCAACAAAAGACTATTTAAAAGAATTATTTAGAGTAAGTAAGAATCAAATAATGTGGGGGTTTAATTATTATTTAGAATTGTTACCAAATACAGATTGTGTTATATTTTGGAATAAACATCAGAACGGACATTTTTCTGAAGGAGAATTGGCTTGGAGTTCTATCGGAAAAACAAGAATTTACGACAGAGCGTATCAAAAAGACATCGGAAGTAAAATACATCCTACACAAAAACCTTATCAGCTTTACGAATGGCTTTTAATGAATTACGCAAAGGAAGGGGATAAAATACTTGATACACATTTAGGAAGCGGAAGTATTGCAATAGCTTGTCATAATTTAGGATATGATTTAACCGCTTGTGAATTAGATAAGGAATATTTCGATTCGGCAATAAAAAGAATTGAAAGCCATAAGGCACAACAACGATTATTTTAAATAAAATGCTTATATTGAGAAAAATTAATAATAAAATAAAAGTAAGTAAGACTATGAATTACAAAATGAAAGGAACTATTACGAAGATAGGAGAGAAGAAAACATTAGATAACGGAGCAGTAGTATTAGATTACACAGTAACCGAAACAAGCGACAACGGATATACTACTCCGTACAGTTTTAATATGTACAACAAAGCAGAGTACGCAGAACACGTTGACAATTTTATCTCGTATAATAAAGTAGGGGATTCTGTCGAAGTAGAGTTTTCAATACGAGGCAAAGAGTACAACGGAAAAATATATAATAGTCTATCCCATTGGAGATGTGACAAGGTAGAACAAGCTGCACCTGTTGCAGACGATGGGTCAGGATTACCATTTTAATAATATACCCTTGCTTTAGAGTGAGGGTTTTTTTTTGTTTATATGAGTGAAGATTATTTATTATTTGTAGTAGAGTATAAAGTGAAGGGAGAACTCTTTGTAAGAAAGTTTGCCTACGAATCTAAATGCATTGATGCTATAGATGGTTTGCTATACATTAATACATTAGATGGAGCAGAGTTAACTATAAATAGAGAGTTTTTAGAGTACAGGATCGAACGCCCATTAAAGGTTGGAGAAACATTTGAATAAACAAATACAACAATAATTAGTTATATAGTATATATGGATTGGTTTGAAACATTATCGCAGAAGCACACAGAGTTTTTAAGAATAGTAAAAAACTTTCCTGAAAACGAAACAAATAATAATGTAGAGGACATCGTTCAGGATGCTTATATAGAACTAACCGAACTTGGAACAAAGAAGCATAAGGAAGGAGATAAAAGAATAAACCAAAAGTATAAAGATAAACCTACCTGCGAGAGAGTGCTGACAGAATCAGGAGAGATTAATATGGTCTATATGTGGATCACTTTAAAAAGGGTTTCAATGAATCACTTAAAAAAGAGAATAAAAAAAAGTGAACACGTTATAAGATTAGGAGAAGGCTTTGAGAAATCAGAACAGGGACAACAAGAAAACGAACAAGCATTTAGTTTGTTAATGAATAAGGTAGAGCAAGAAATGAATACTTGGCATTGGTACGATAAACTACTCTTTGAAACATACATAAAAGATGGCAGAAGTATGAGAGGTTTAAGTAGTGATACGCAGATAAGCCTAACGTCAATATTTACGACATTAAGAAACTGCAAGAATAGAATAAAAGAGAACGTAGGAGAAGACTTCTTAGACTATATGAATGAAGATTACGAACTAATATGATTGATTTAAGAAAAGGAGATTGCTTAGAGGTAATGAAGTCAATACCAAGTGGCTCAATAGATGCTATAATCACAGACCCTCCATATGGAACAACAGCCTGTAAATGGGATAGCGTTATTGATTTTGAATTAATGTGGAAACAGTTAAACAGAATAATTAAACCTAATGGAGCAATAGTTTTATTTGGCAGTGAACCTTTTAGTAGTGCTTTAAGGATGAGTAATATTAATAATTTTAAATATGATTGGATTTGGGAGAAGTCAACTATCAGCAATGTATTGAACGCTAAGATAATGCCTGTTAAAAATATGGAGAAAATACACCTATTTAATAAACATAAATACTACCCTCAAGGTCTTATAGAGGTAAATAAAATAACAAGACAAGGTGCTAATAGTGATAATTATGGCAAAAGAAGTGTTAATGCATACAAACAAAAATATACTAACTACCCAAGAGAAATATTAAAAGGGTTTAAATCTCAAAGAGGTTTACACCCCACTCAAAAACCTGTATTATTGATGGAATACTTGATAAGAACGTACACGAACGAAAACGAAACCGTTTTAGACTTCACAATGGGTAGCGGTAGTACGGGTGTAGCTTGTAAGAACACAAATAGAAACTTTATAGGTATAGAAATGGATGACAATTATTTTAACATAGCAAAACAAAGAATAGAAGATAGTATTAATTTATTTAATAATTAAAAAATGGCAAAAGCAAAAGCGAAAGCAAAAAAGAAGGCAACTACTAAAAAAGAAGTAGAGCCAAAGATGGAAGGATTAGGAGATTTAGTAGAGAAGGTAACAGAGGCTACAGGAATCAAGAAAGTAGTTAAAGCTGTATTTGGAGATGACTGTGGTTGCGATGAGCGTAGAGAGAAGTTAAATAAGCTATTGAGTTTTAAAACAGCAGAATGTTTAACAGAAGATGAGTACAAAGTCTTACATAAATTCTACGCAAAGAATCCTAACGAGATTAGACCAAGCGAATGGAGATCCATCGTGCCAATTGGTAGAAGAATATTTAACCAACGTATCAACGATGATATGGGTTGTGGTGGATGCGTAAGAGAGGTTATTTCTAAACTTAAAAAGGTTTACGAAACTTACGAACAAGATTAATAGTTAATTTGTTTTAATTATGGATAAAAGAAGTAATAACGGAAATAAAGGGCATAGTACCAAATCCTATAAAGCATTAGACAGGAGAAAGAAAATATCCGTATCAAATAATGAGCAGGTAAATGGTTTTTGTTCTAAAGTTTCAGAGGATATACATATGTTTTACGAGTTGGCTTATAGAGGTTTTTTAGATAAACATATAAGGCACGGAGAGTATTACGTTTACTTTCATTATTACAATGGAGAAGTTGTATATATTGGCAAAGGAAGTAAAGAAAGATTATTTAGTCATAATAGAATAGTAGATGAGCATATAGAACTGTTAGAAAGTGGCTGTATAAATGAAGTTATTATATCTAACAACTTAACTAACGACAATGCACTTTTAATTGAGGGTGCGTTAATAAAAGCATTGAATCCAAAATACAATAATAAAAGCATTGAATCCAAAATATAATATAAATGGACAAGAGAGGTAATAACGGAGGTCATAGTACAAAGGCAAAAGGAAACGATAAGCGTAAGAATGAATATCGTAAAGCACTTGAGTTAGCATCTACTCCTGATGACGTTGTTA